GTGAACGAGTCGACGTGCCGATGGGTGGTCCAGACGTACGCCGCGTCGATCACTTCGATCTTAGGGTCGTGCGCGAATAGCACCGCCGCGGCGAGTCGCATCTGATCGCGACCCTCGCTGATCTTCCCTGTTTTCCAGTCGATCACGCTGACGCGAGTGCCGCCGGGCTTAACGCCGAGAAGATCGAGCTTCACCCGGATGTAGACCTTGCCCCACTCCTTCCAGCCGCACGGCTGCCAGTGCAGATCGACCGCCAGCTCGCGCTCCGGCTCGATGCGCTCGTGCGTCGCGCGTATCTGCTCGATCAGCGGGGCGACGTGCTCCAGGTGCACCGGTAGCGGTGTGAAGGATCGGGTGTACTCCTCGAGCGCCTTGTGTGCCTGGAGCCCGGCGCTCTGTACCTGGGTCTCCTCCTTGAAGGACCTGGCGACGTACTTCTCGAAGAAATACCGCGGACAGCGCCCGAAGTCGCTGAGTCGGCTGTAACTGACGGCGATCATTCAGGAGCGTCCTCTCGCGTCGCCTCTATTTCTTTTTGAAGTGCTGCAAGCGCCCGCCATGCGACCTTGGTGCTATGTCGGACGCCGTCGGTGTCGATCGTTCCGGCCTCCCAGAGATGCCGGCATAGAGCGTCGTGCTCGTCGGCGCTCTTGCTGCGGTCCCAATGGAGCGGCTTGCCGGGGTTGTGCTGATCGTTGCCGATACGGGACAGCTCAGCGACGGCAATTAGCGCGTCCGGGAAGTACCGGATCAGCCCGGAATAGAGCGGGATCGCCTTGCGCGCTTTAGCGTCGGTCGGAAGGCTCATGGCCGTACACATCTCCGTTGAGTGCCAACTTCGTGTTCTCGTAGGGCTCGACGACGCGCCGATAAAACTCCTGCTTTGCGCCTTCGAGCGCGCCCAGAATATCGTTCAAGGTCTGGTAGTTGGTGCCGAGCCGCTCGCGATACCGCTCGATCAGCCGAGTGATGCAGTAATTCAGCTCCCCTGCGGTATCGAGCGTCGGACGACCTAAGGACCGCTCCAGGCGCGCTCGCGCCTCAACACTGATGTAAGGCATTACCCACATCCTCCCGCGACGAAATCCGGATGCTGCGTCTCGTCGCGATCTCCGCCGGCCTTAAGAAATTGGAGTAGCGCGTCCCATGTGTCGAACCGCCGATCGGCAAGCGACAGGAACACCGACCGCTGCGGCCCGACGACGTAGATCAGCTTGTGGTTCGCCAGCGCATAGCCCAGCTCCACATAGCGCCCGCCCGTCGTCGACGCGCCGTCAGTGTCGATAATGAGACAATCGGCCTCCTTGATTTCGGCCAAGTCCTTGATCGCCAGCTTGCGGTTGAACGCCTCGACTGGCATCCCGTCCGGCTTGCTCAGCTCATCCAGCCAAGAGCTGGTGACTTGATGTCCGATGCGCCACAGCTCGTCCCTCCAGGGGCGCAGTCGTCGCTGGGCCGTGAACGTGCCGGAGATGTAGATTTTCATCAGTGAACCGCCCCCGCGCGACGCACCGTGACCTCGACGGTGGCGCCGCGCTTCAGCTCCAGGTACTCATCGCGAATCTCTTTCATCTGCTCATACACCGGCCGATCAGCTTTCAGCGCGAACAGCTCAATGATCTGATTAAGCAGCGTCGCCGCGGCGAGCAGGTGAAAGTGCGATTTCTTCAGCTCTTCGCTCACTGGATTTCCTCCATGCGGCCCCAGGCCGCTCCGACCTTCGCATCGACGGGGTACGGCACTGCCGGCGCCCAGCCCCACGCGTCTGAATAAGGCAGGTGTGACAACGTGCGCTTGATCTCCCGCAGCAGCTCCTGGAGCCCCGGCAGATCGGCCTGCACCCAGAAGTAGAGACCGTCATGGAGATCGAACGCGAACGTGACTTCAGGAAATTTCGCGGTGACGATCGCAAGCCCCAGCTCTTTCTGGTCGGCGCCCGTGCCCTGGATCGGGTGATTGATCGCGGTTGACTCCGCCTGCCATTCGTCATTCAGAAATGCTCGCTCTGGCAAGTAGTACCGCCGTCCCGCCATTGTCTCGGCGTAACCCCTCGTGCGCGCCGCGTGGATCGCGCGGCGCCAGTAGCGCTTCACGCCCGGATAGAGCCGGTGATAGGTGGCGTGCCAGAGTTTTGCCGTTTCGTAGTCAGCGTCGACGCCGTAGTCGACGCGGGCCTTACGTCGCAGCGTCTTAGCGCTGGTGCGGTACTGAAGTGACAGGTTGGTGAACTTGCCCAGGTACCGACCGCCCTTCGGGCCGGCGATAGCCTCCTCGCCGGCCTTGTAGCGCTGCATGAACTCCTCATAAGGCACCCGCAGGATGCCGGCCCCAGTGTAGCTGTGCGGGTCTTTCTTCTCCCGGAATAGTTGTCGCAGCACGTCCTCTTCACCGATGTCGGCCATGAGTCGCATTTCCTGACCGGCAAAGTCATCCTCGAACAGCAGGAAGCCGGGCGGCGGCACTACCAGCTTCCGGTAATCCTTGTCGCGCGGGACCTGGTGCAGCGCGATCCCGACCGGGTGCTGCTTGAGCTGCCGGGACTCGTAGGTCATCCGGCCGGTATAGGTGGAGAAGATTTGCGGCTGCGCGTGCGACACCGGGGCACCGATGTAGTTAGCGCACTCAAAGCTGCCCTCCACGAACTTGTTAAGCCGGGTGTTCGCCTCACGCCAGTCGAGGATCAGCCCGGCGCGACGGTCGTGGTCGGTCAGATAGGTGAGCGCCGTTTTGTCGGTGCTGGGCTCCTCCTTCTCCGTGCGCCACAGCACCGGCAGCTTCCACTCCTGGTAGAGCACCCGCGAGAGCTGCTTCGGACTTGAGAGCACTTCGTCGGTGAGCCCCAGCTCCAATTCGATCCGGCGCTTCGTCTCCTCGAGTTTAGGCTTTAGGTTTGCCGCATGATCTAGATCGAGCGGCACGCCGCGCACCCAGGAGTTAGCGACCGGCACGATCAGCGACGCTTCGATCGCTACCGACCGGCGCTGCTGCTCCGTCAACCGCTCCCAGAAGTACTCCGCTAGGATCGCGGTGGCGTAGGAGTCCAGCTTGTTGTAGTCGCCCGTATTCTCGGTGTTGAACCCGCGTTCTCTCTCTTCGCGCTTCAGGGCGATGTACCGCGGCACCCAGGGCAGACTCAGCTTCTTGAGCAGAATCTCCTCGGCCGCGTCTATCAGGTGGTAGCTGTAGCGGTTCGGGTCAACCCATTTCCACATCAGCTTGGCGTCCCACCATCGGATCGCCAGCACGTCGGCGTCGAGCCCATAGGCCAGACACCACGACACATCGAACACGGCGTTCCATGCGGCAACGTGCTGGCCGCGCGCCTGCCCGAGTACGTGAGCGAGCAGCGGCATCGCACCGGCTCCGTAAGGCAGAACCTCGACGCCGAGCGCCTGCCCGTCCGAGCGAGCGATAGCGGCGTACGTCACCCGGCTGCCGATCAGCGCCCGCCAAGGCTGAAGCGCGTACTCGTCATGCCCCTCGACGAGCGACCGGGTCTCCACGTCGAATCCTACGAATCGCATCGCTGACACTTCACCGCACTGTTAATTTGTCGGTCGATCCACTCAGCGTGCGACGGGTAGCGCAGCTCCAGCTCCCGGCGCACGTTGAGCCCCAGCCCACGCTCGCCGCGCACAAGAAGGTCGACGAAGATGTATGCCAGCCGGCGGTTGACACCGCGCGGCATTGACGCCTGTTCGGTCACTATTTACGCCCCTCGTGTTTCCGTTTCGTTTTTCCGGGCGACCGCACGATCGGCAGCGGCTTCGGCTCATAGCTCCACCCGAGTGCGTCGCGGATCAGGTTGCGGTTGAACCAGTGTTTCCTCGGTCTGTTCATGCGGACAGCCCTGCGAGTGCGTTGTCGAGTCGACCTCGTTTGAGCTGCTTGTAGATGTACGCCAGCGACCCCTTGGGGTAGCGGAACGTGTAGACGAGCAGCTCGCGTCGGTGCGTCTTGCCGTCGGGCCCGAGCACAGACCAGACCTTCAGGTGCGGCGGCCCGGCGGGTTCGAGCGTACTCGGCGGCACGGGCAATCCGTAGTCGCGTCGCGCGGCGGCGATGACCGGCACCGCTCTACGGAGAAGTTTTGCGCGTTTTCCTCTCACTTCTGCTTCCCTCACCTTCCTCGTTAAACCAGACCTCCGGGTGACGGCACCGACCGCAGCGCAGCATCTGCATCTGATGGGGCGCGGTGCAGTCTTGGCAGTAGCTCGCGTCGAGGGGCGGCTCCATCAGCGCCACCTGCTGGTAGCGACGCCACTGCTCACGCGTGAAGCACGGCGGCGGGTCAGGCTGATTCAACTCTTCCCAGATTGCGCGCTCTGCCGGCTGCAACAGCCCGTAGAGAGCCCTGTAGCGGGAACGCATTTAGCAACCACTGCCACCACTCAACGCGTCGCCATGTCCGTCGTCATAACCGGAGCGGTGTCCGTCCCGGTAGCCTGCATCGAAGCCGCGCCGGTAGGCGTCTTCGCGCGACCGCCTGATCTCCTGGTTCGCTCGTCGGATGATCGCGCGGACCGCCGGGTTCGGATCGTTGGCGTACTGCACCAACACATCCGTCCAGTGCGGCAGCGCGTCGACCGGCGAGTAGGAGTCCGTGGCAGCTAGTCCGTCAGGCCGGGCGTCTTGTCGTTCGCCTCGGCGCTGTGACGCTGCGCAGCCTCGCGCACCTGTGTCAGGTACTGCTCGGGGTTCTCGATCTCCTCCACTTCGAGCAGCACGATCCCGAAGCGGAGGGCGTACGAACCACGAACGACGCCGAACTCCATGTGGTCCGTACCCGCGCGCTGCATGCGCTCGAGCACGCCCTGAATGAAATCCGATGCCGACAGCTCTTTGGTCGACTCCATCTTCTCGACCGTCTCGAGAAGCCGCTCTTTAACACCGCTCATGCACGCCTCCTATCTACGTCTATCTGTTGAACTACCTGTGGCCGGGCAAAAAGATGCCGGGGCTTTTGGCCCCGGCGAACCTCCACTAACGGCCAGCTATGAGACTCTCTCCGCCTGAGCAACCTCGATACCCGCCACCGTGTCGAGCAGGCCATGCAGCGCCTGCGTGGCACGGGGGAGGGCGAACACCTGACCCTTGAGCGCCTCGGTCACCGCGTTGAAGAACCGCCATGCGGTGTAGCCGTCCTGAGCGAACTCCGGGTGCCGCGGGGTCTCGTACTCCTGCCAGACATCGTCGATGCGCTGGAGGTTGATGATCCGGCGGCGAAAGCACTCCATGATGAGATGGTCCGCGTCCTTCCGGCCCAGCTCGGCGTGCTTGTACGCCTCGATGCGGCGATCCTGGTCGACGCGCAGATCGGAGAGACGGCCGACCGCGCGGGACACGAGGCTGGGAAGGTCGCGCTCGATGTACGTCGTATGCTTGCGCGCGAGCACGACCTCGCTCGAAAACGCGAGGTTGTCGCAAACGAACACACGGGAGCCGACGGCAAGCGCGGCAGGGAAGGACTGGTCGTGTGAGTTGCGCACGCCGACCATCAGACCGTAGTCAGCGCCGCGCTCGGAGCGAACCTCACCGACCGCCGGCACGACTGCGAGCAGACCGAAGTACCGCAGTCCGTCGCGCGCCAACGCGTGAGCCTCTTCTGACACGATGAGCCCGGAGCCCTCGAGCGTGCCGCGCACCTGCTCGAGAAGCCGGATGTGAGGGATGGGATGCCAGCTCTTGGTGGGTTCCGGCGTATCGACCGCCGCTACCTGATCCAGAGCAGCACGCTGCCCGCCGCAGTGAAGGATTAGACCGTTCATTTGAGCCTCCTGTCTAACAAAAGCCGGGCCATTATGCCGTGCGTCTATCTATCTGTCAACAGGCAACCGCTACCGTCTGTCTATCGAAACTTTGATGCCGACCGCAGGGTAGTCCGGGAAAGTATCCTCGGGACCACTATGCTCGACCTCCCGGCGGATTACCTCGAGCGCCCGAAGAGCTGCCTCGCGATAACCTCCGTTGGCACGAACGTACTGGACTATCTTGATCTCGACCCGGTAGGGCCGGGTGGCCGGCACTTCACCCATAGCCGCACTCCTTATATAGTGTCCCCAGGGACGCCCCACGGCGCTCCTAAGTGCTTGACTTTTCAGTCGGTGCGTCGGGTTCGAGTCCCGTCCGCTCCGCCAATCTTTCTATCTGGCGCCCGTAAGTTCCTGAGTTTTAGAGGGCACCTATCTCTTGAGTGAGATATGGGTCGGCTGGAGTCGGCTGAAATCGGCTCCCATCGCCCCAACTGCGCCCCACGAGCTGCGCCGCCTTTTGCCCGGCTTCTGGACTCAGATCGGGAATCCACCGGGCGTAGACCTTGCGGATCATGCCCCAGTCCTTGTGCCCCATCTGCGCGGCCACCCAGGCGGGGTTTTCGCCGGCCGTGAGCAGAGTAGAGGCGTGGGTGTGCCGGGTCTGGTAGGGATTCCGATAGCGCACCTTGGCGCGCTGGATGATCCGCCCCCAGACCTTCTCGAGCTGCTTCGAGCTGACCCAAGGCTTGCCGGTGTTCGGGTTGTAAAACACCCGGCCGCCCAGTAAGAGGGTGTGTGCCTTCTGCGCTTGTAGCGCCTCCAGGGCCGGCGGAAGCAGCTTGACTTCGCGTACCCCCGACTCGGTCTTGGTGCCCTCGCGCTCGCGCCCGCGGACGACCGAGCGGCGCACCCGGATCACTCCGCGGTGCCAATCCACGTCGCCCCACTCGAGCGCGATCAGCTCGGAGGAGCGCAGTCCAGTCGAGAATGCGAACTGCCAGAGGGTGCGGTGCTGCTCCTGCCGGCAGGCACTCAGGATCGCCTTGACCTCGTCCGGCGTGAGCGGGTCCGGCTCCGGGAACGTGTCCCGCTTCAGGTTGCGGATCGTCGCCATCGGGTTGCGGTCGATCGCGCCGTCCTCGAACGCGTCCGTCAGCATCCCCCGTAGCGGAATCAGCAGGTTGTTCACCCGCTTCGCCGAGCAGGTGAGACCGCCGATCCATTCCTTGATCGCCGACTTCGACAGCTCGGACAGCTTCAGCTTGCCGAGCGCAGGGATCAGGTGGTTGTGGACGGTGTTACGATAGTCGTCCAGGGTCGACGGCGCCGACAGCTTCTGCTGGGACGCCAGCCACGCCTCGAGCGCCTGGGCGACGGTGGTCGTGGCGCCGCGACGAAAGAGCCCGGCCTGCTCGGAATCCGGAAAGTGTTTGGCGTAGTCGAACTGGTTGGTTGCGATCTCGAAGAGGATCGTCTCGCGCCAGCGCTGGACGTGCCGCACGTTCGCAACCGTCGGCGAGATGCGCACCGTCTCACGGCAGCGCACTCCGCGATAGTAGAACGTCATGCGCAGACTGCCGCCCCTGATCTCGACGCCCTCCGGCAACGGGCCGGTGTAGAGCTTCATGCCGCCTGTTCGACCCATTTCTCGTACGCCTCCAAGTTCATCAGAATATTGCCATCGGGGGCGCGCTTCCAGAGAACCCCCTCGAGCCAGTGGCCGCGCTGTATCTTCGTGTAGACGGCGTCCTTCGTGTAGCCCGTCAGCTCACAGAAGCGGCTGATGCGCACCCAACGGACCATAGGTTAGAACCACTGCTCCAACTCGTCGAGAATCCAAGCTGCTAGCAGCGCGATAGCGATTGCCTCGATCATGCCGCCCTTCGCGTCTCAGTTCGTAGTGCTGAGACCGTCCAACTGAGCGGACGGTTCAACGTGGCAACGGCGCCGCCTGGGATGCGCTCCCAGCGCGGCTTGCTCACGAAGCGGTAGCCGATCCGAGACAACTTCACGAACGCGTTGTTCAGCTCCCGGGCGACGTTGCCCGGAGAGAGCCGGCTGCGCACCCGCAAGGTGATCGTCATGCAGTCCCCGTCGCGCACCAGGACGACGCCGTTGCTGTCGAAGTACCGCGCCTGTACGGCGCGTTGCGGCCGGGCACTCATGCCGCCCTCCTGCTGGTGCGCACCGCCTCGCGCAGGTAGCGCTCGGCTTCCTTCGTCATCCCGAAACGCCGGCCGGCGTCAAGGAACCGTTCGGCAGCTCGCTCGAGCTGGTAGTCGTCCAAAAAAATAAATCCGGTCTCCTTCTCGGCTGAGAACTTCTTGACGCGGATGCCGCCGACATCCATCGGGATGACGTGGACGTACTTGCTGCCGCTCTTGACGAGCAGCCCTACGTCCCACTGGTCGTCGTAGTACTTGATTACGCGCATGACCGACCTCCGTCTTGCACTGAGCAACCAGGGAACTTCGCCTCTAACCAAGCGCGAGCTTCTGCTGCCGTAGGCCACCACTTCGCGGCGGCGGGACGATCGTTCCCTGGACAGACATCAAGGACTGGAGAACTCTTGCCCTCGAGGTATGCTACGAACCCAGTTCCGCGCGGTTCGATGTAGAACTGAATTACGCGCATGACGACACCTTGCTGATGTCGGCCCTGGCGGAGATAGCCGCCTGCGCAGCTTTGTCGAGCGCCTCGATCCACGCGGCGTCGGCCGCGGCCTCCTGCTCACGGCGCAGCCGGCCGTAGGCGAGCCGCTCCGCGGCCTCGAAGTCGTTGAAGGAGAACAGCCCGCCGCAGTACCGGCAGCGGTGGTGCTCGCGCGTGCCGAGCACTCCGACGAAGGAGTCCCCGGCGGCGTTCGTCTCCTGGCACCGGGGACAGACCACGTAGTCGTTCATAAGCGCCTCCTATTGTGTGCCTCCTCGGTGGAAAAACCGCTACAAACTAGGGTGAGGACGCAATTATTGCGCTCGGTCTATCTGCCTGTCAACTACTTCTTTGTAAACGCGATTCTGTCCACGCCCTGTAAGCGGAAATCCAGTCTTGGTTGTCTCTCTTATTCCATTGCCCGGCGTTGCGAATGGCTCGCAGTCGTAGCACCCGACCGCCCACTTTTATCGGTCGGGCGGTCATCTTGCCGAACAGCCGGCGCAGAACGTGAAAGATTGCCGTCGTGGTCGTCTTGGCGTTGCCCATTTCCGCCTCGTACATGAGCTTCAAATCCTCGACGCGGACGATCTCGACCCCGTCGAGTGTATCCAACAGCCATCGTTCCAGCTCCGTGCGTCCCGCCTCGACCATGTCCTCCTTGCTCTCCGTGCTCGGTGCGTCGGCATTCGGGCTCCAGTCGGTGGTGTCGACGTTGAGCAGGTAGTGCATCAGCGCGGAGCGCCCTTCCTCGCTCTTGCGCCAGCGCTCAAGTGCCTCGCCCAGCTCGAGCGGCAGCTTCCCGCCAATAACTTCCCAGATGAAGTACCGCCGACTGTAGTCCGTTAGGAAGAACGCATTAGGGTGGTTCGAGTTGAACATGAAGTTCATTCGGTTGGGCAGCTCGAAGCGGTCGACAAATTTCATTTCGATCGGAATCGTCTCCCCGGTGATGAGATGCTTGAGTCGGTCAGCGTCGATACGCTGGTCCTCGCTGCGCACTTCTTCACCGAGCACGAAGCTGGCGTCCTTCGCCCAAGCGTTGAACGGACGCGAGAGTTCGTTGCCGTGGATCACCCGGCTGTGCTGACCGTAGAGCGACCCGATCAGCAGCCCCAGGCTGGACTTGCCCGAGCCCTCGACGGCACTCCAGAAGATGCACGCGGTGAGCAGCTTCGCGCCTGGATGCTGGATCGGCCACGCCGCCCAGCACTCGAACCAGCGACGCATCTCCCGGTTGCTGCCGAACACATGATCGAGCAGCCGGTGCCAGAGCGTTACGTCGCCCGCTCGAGGTTGCTGCGGCCAGCCGGTCCACAAGTTGAGCGCCCCGCCCGCCGTCGTCGCCGGCTGCCCCGGTGCATACTCGATCGCGGCGTACTGCCGGCGGTAGCGCCACTTCATCCACAAATCGAACGCGTTGAACTCCTGGGCGTTGCGACGGTTGGTGATCTTGAAGAGCATATTCGACTGGTCGTGTCTGCACTTGTCCGGCGACGCGAACGTACGCACCGGAAATTTCCAGACCGCCGATTGCGCCATGATGTAGGCGTACGTTTCGTTGAGGGTGTACATATAGCTCTCCACCTGCGGCGGATACTGCGGCGGGTTCTCGAAGCCCTCTGCGCTGCGATCGTCAGGCGCGACGGGCGGCTGCATCTCCTCCTGTCGTTTTCGGCGCTCGAAATGTGACACCGCGGAGTCGACCAAGGTGCGAATCTCGCCTTCCGGCAGCGGCGGCACGCACCGCTTGACGTTCGCCTCCATCACCTTGGCAAGCAGATCGGCGTAGGCAATCTCCTCGTTCTTGCCCAGCAGGTGCCACGCGTACCGATGCAGTGTGTCGTTGCGGCCACCCTTGTCGATCTTCGGCGGCAGCCGGAACGGCTCGGCGTCGTCCATGAACGGATCGAACGCATCGGCATATCGCGGCATTGCCGTGGCGTCGGATCGTTGTATCGTCGTCACGTCGAGCGGGGCACCCTCGGCCTTCCAGGCGAACACGCTGTCGCAGTCGGGCGGGCTGCTCGGCAGGTAATAAATGCGAGACGGGTCGACCGTCTTGGGATCGTACGGCAGCTTGTAGAGCTGGCAGGCGGCCTCGAAGAACTCCCGCCAGCGCGACCCCGGCACGGGCTCGCTCAGCGGGATCGCCACCCGGTACTTCGGTCGCTCGCGGGTGCTCGAGTGGGTGGAGTAAACGACGTGCGCCACTCTTCGCTGATTGAGCAGCTTCGTGGCGTCGTTCGGAGTGGTGCCGTCGTCGTCGATGTCGACGAAGAGCGCGTGGACCTCGGTGACGTTGTCGCTTCCGCGCGTCGTGCCCTCGACGAGAGAATACGGGCCGATGAGCTTCACCGCCTCTTTCTTCGTGACGGTGACGCGCTGGGACGTAAGCAGCGTTGCGAGCTGCTCCCAGGTGAGATCAACGGATCGACTCGGCGCTTTCGACTTTACCGAATCGAATAGAAGGATTTTCAACGCTTCGATGTTCTTGGGGTCCGGCTCGAGCGGCAGCGCTGCGGGAATCGAACCCGCGTCACCGCTTTATCGTTGCGGGGCTTGGACCACTCAGCTAAGCCTGCCGCCCGAGTTGTTCCGGACATTTGATTAATTGGTCCTATCGCAGTATGAAAATCAACTTGCTCTTAGCAAGCGCCGTATTCCGCCAACTCCGCCGGTTTCCCAAACTCGACCGTCCTCGTCTCGCGCTAGTCCCTTGGCGGTCAGGTATTCCGAGCCGACGGGCTGCGCCGTGTAGGTCTGGCAGCCGTTCTTGCAGTAGCGGCCGTGCTTGGCTTCGGCAAGTTCGTGGCCGCAAGAGCGGCAAATCCTCGGCGCGCCCGTCGTCACGATTACGCCTCCTTGACCACCACGTAGCGGGTGCTGGTCAGATACACGTCGTCGCCAGTGATGTCGCAGGGGTTGTGCAGCACCTTCTCGAAGGCCATCACGTCCGGCTGGCCGTCGTGCCCCTTGTCCCAAACCTGAACAACCACCTTGTAGTTGGCGGTGTCGGCGTTCTCGATTCTTACTTTCTTGGTCATTTCGCAAATCCTTGAATGCGCCGGGCTTTATCGCGGGTAGCCGGCTAACCCGTCATTGCAGGTGACCGTCAAAAGCTGCGCTTTTGCCGTCACCTGAATTCAGGCGTTAGGCGGCATGACGCGCTCCAGCACGATCAGTCCGCCTTTCGTTCTTCCGCATCGGTTCCATCCTGCTGCGATAAAGCAATATCCAGGGTTTGTTGAGCGGATCGCTTTCGGATTGACGTAGGTGTAATGCCGGCGATCAGGCCAGAGGCAATCAGCAATTTCGTCCGCTTGTCGTATGAGGTCGCTGCTGCGGATCTGGCCTTCGTTTCTGAAAACTGCGCAGTTGATCCCGCGCTGGCCGCTGTCGTCGATGAACTTCCGCCACACGAACATGGCATCTCCTGATTCGGTGCGCAGAACGACTTTCTCGCCCGGCCCGACGAACAATTTGCGCTCACGTCCGTCCCTGTACCGGTAGGCGCTGTAGTGCCGTTCGTAGAGTTCCAGGCAATCACGGTCTCCGTCCTTCGTCAGCCACCAATGCCGCATAACAAGTCGCTCAAGCCGACGTTGCTTCGCAACGCGGCTTATCTCCAGTGATCGGCAGAAGTTCCGCGCCCGAGTATGGCTCCCCGCAGTCGTCGTGCGCGCGGGCACGATGAACAGCCGCTGCCGTGATCGTGGCAACGACAGCGGCGACCAGGATCAGACGCCAGCTCATAAAATGCCGAGCAGCACCCTCCTGGGGATCACGCGCGTGGCGTTCACCGTCACCTGCCTGGAGCGCACTCGGCCAAACCGAATCTTCGCGCCAGCGGGAATCTCCACCTCGAGCAGCGAGCGCTCGTGATACTGGTCTTTCGGAAGCGTCGGCCTCACGGCATAGCAGTAGATGCCCGGTGCACCGGAGCGGGTCTCCTCGTGCAGCCGGTACTTCAGCTTACGCCCAGAGTTGGGCGACCCAGGTTGCGGGGACCGTGAGTGCGGTAACGTCTTGGACCGGTAGGTGTGCTCGAGGCCGGGCACGCGGCGCACCACCTTGTAGGCGGTCACCAGCTCCTTCACCTCCATCCAATCGCCAAAGAACTTGACACACATGACGACCTTCTACGCGTGCCCCGCGGGCGCGACGACCAAGACCGACGGACGCTTGTCGCCCTTGAGCCCGAACTCCTTGGCGTACTCTTGGGCGAACAACTGACGCGCCTTCAAGTGCTCCGCCATTGGTATGCCGTGCTCCATGATCTCGAAGTGATGCTCGAGCGCGACCTGGAACAGCGTCTGGAGATCGTCGAGCACGTCCTCGTGACCGAACGCGTCCGCGTATGCGGCAGCGCCGCGCACAAAGTTGGCGATCATCTGCCACGTCGTCCCGAGCGCCCGGTACTTGTGGCCCAGCTTCCACCACCGAAGGACATCGGCGAGGAGCTTGGCGTTGTGCTCGACGGCACTCTGTTCGTGGACGAGCGACATCACTGGCTGGTGCATGGCGTTCTCCGGTCGGTCAGTTGACGGTGGGATGGGAGATGCTCGCAAGCGGCTCCTCCCGGCGGATGTCGTAGTGCTTCAGCAGCGCGTCCAGCATCAGCTCCGCTGCCTCCCCGGCCTCCGACGGCTCGGGATCGGGATCGGGATCGGGCTCCTCGTCTGCGCGGTGGGCCTGAACGTCAAGGTGCAGCCTGCTGCCGCACCCGCAGGCGCACCCGTTGGGTGCATCGGACAGGGTGATCGTGATAACCATGGCGCCTCCTCCAGGCTTGAAGTGCCAAACCTCCAACTGCCAAGGGCGCCATTCTACGGCAACTATCTATCTCACTGTCAAGCGGCGGTAATCGAAGATTGATAGATCAAAGAGTTATCAAATCTTTGAATCGCTGTATCGAGGTTGCTGTTTATCGCCGTATCGTTGTTCAAGGTCCGATGGGCGTTGTACCGCAGCCGAAGAACAGTGCGGCAAGGCTCGTACGGTTGCAGAGGTTGCGGGTTGCGAGCCCAAATCCTATTACTTGGACATGTTTTTGATAGAAAGAAAAGAAAAATATATATAAGGGAGTTGCAAACTGGTTGCAACCTGAAACCTGCTACCTGTCTATCTGTCAGGAGACCGGGAGTGTCCATCTGTGGTACTATCCATCCCTCGCGGCGCCCCAGGCCGCCTGTCCATCTAGGGGTTGCCCAAACCCTGCGCCTCCTAGCCTGGGTGCGCCGCGACTTAGGTTTTCGGGGAGAGGGAGTGCGTGAAGGTTGTGCCCATCGTGATCGACTTCGAGGACGGCTCGCGGGTGTACGCGCTGGGCTTTCGCGGGCGCGTTCCGAATCCGCGGGTGCAAGTCAAGGCAATGGGTGACGCCGGCACGACGTTCGAGGTCTCCGACGATACGCCTGCGCGCGATCTCCTGACTTGGGTGGAATCGTTTGGCGAGGAGCTGATGTAGCTATGCGCATGGTGAGACCGACCGTTGAGCAGTTGCGCGCCAACTACGAGATGCTGCGGTCTCTGCCGCCGTTCTCGAGATGGGAGATGCCGCCGGTCGAACGCGTCGAGTTCGTGCTGAAAGGGATTCGACGCCGCAGGCACAAAGGTGATAAGCCGCTGCGCGGTCAGTGTGTGTATCTCGGCCGTAAGCGGTGGCGTGTCTACGTGGCGCCGCACCGGGAGCTGTACGGCGTAGTCGCGACGTTGGCACACGAGATGGTCCACATCCACGAGGACGTGGCGAAGTTGCCATGGTCGACGCGCCGCGGGCGGTACATCCATGGCCCTTCCTTCCAGCGCGCGGCTGACGAGGTATGCCGTGAGCTGGGCTTTCCCCGTGCGTGCTTCTGATTGACGTTGTTTGTCGTGGCACCGGGGTTCGATCAAAGAAATCGATCAAAGGGGTCCGGCGAGCGTGCGCCTGAGTCGCACCTACCCGGCGGCTCGCGTCGCGTCGGTAAGGCTGGCCCGCGCGCCGTCGCCCCAGGAGCGCCCCATAGTGATGCTAAGCCCTTGAACCGAGAACCAGGGGGACGGGATCGGTACTCTTCCACCCGCCTCGAGATGGCCTGCCGGACGCCCCCCAGGGGAGGGGGTGACAGGGTGGCACGGGGCCACCATGGGGTGGCCTTGGGGGTGTTTCGCTCTGGTATTTCCGAAAAATTACCTCACAAAATTTTTCCAAAAAATAAATACCCGGCTCGCAATTCCCTCCGGAATTTTTCCGCTCACGCGTATACCCGAACGCTGCTCGAATACCTCGAACGAAATTACGCCGCCGATTGGCTCGACGTGACGGGGTACGTCGTGCTTGTGTTGTTTTTCCTCGCGATCCTGCTCTGATCCCGTCCCGCCTTGCACGCCCGTTGTGAGATGTGATAGACAGATACGCTATGAGTCTGTCTCTCGAATCGCCAATGGAGCCGGCCAAGGTGAACCTGTTTCGGCTGCTGTTTCTTTCCCTGGCGCTGATTTTTGGCGCCCTGGGCTTTTGCACCGGGTACTTAGCTCGCGGTGTCAACGCTGCGGCGCCTCTGCGGGTTGACACCGACGCCGCGACGATCGAAGCGACGGCGACCGTCGCCCGTAGTGACGGCGGCCACGGCTCCGCGGTCGTCATCACCGCGGCGCCCGGTGCGGCGCTGCTTCTCACTGCGGCACACGTCCTCGCCGGGGACGACAAGCTCCTCGTCCACTTCGTGGCGCTCAACCTGCGTTCCCTCCCTGCCGAAGTCATCCGTCGAGACGACAAGCTCGATCTGGCGCTGCTGAAGGTTTCGCTCCCCGTCCGCTACCGCGTTCCCGTCGCCTCGTTGTGCGAACTGCCTCTGCACCCGTTCGACGCCGTGGTGTCGGTCGGCGCTGCCGCAGGGATGGACCCGTTCCCGACGGCGGGGATCGTCGGCAACGCCCGGCTGGTGCTGCCGATCGAGGACGACCAGACCGTCGAGGTCTTGCAGCACTCCGCGTCGATCGTGTTCGGCTCGAGTGGCGGGCCGCTGTTCGACGCCCATCGTCGCTGCGTTGCCGGGATCAACGTGCGACTGCGTGCCAGTGCTGTCGGGTTCTCGATGGTGCCGGTTTATCACATCGGGTTCGCCGTGCCGGCGGACATCGTTCGTCGTTTCCTCGAGGCGCCGACATGATCCGTGCCGGACTCATTTTGGCTGCGGTCGTCGCGTTTTCTGGTTGCGCGACGCACCAGCACGTCCTCGAGCTGGGCGCGGGGTACGACAAGCACATCGACGAGGGTAAGAACCCGCAGTCGGTGATTCGCTATCGCTACGAGCCGCGCACCGGCAGCGGGTGGGTGCTCGAGTTCGATCACCACTCGAGTTTCACCGAGGGGCAGCCGTTCAACGACCGCCCGGAGGACTTGGTCGACCAGTACTCGGTGATTTACCGAATCGTTTTTTGAGTGCGGTGAGGTAGACAGGTCATGAAGAGGTCCGATTTTCTCGTCATCAAAACTGGTCCCGATTCGCGCGGGAACTACACGATCGAGTTGAAGCATCTGCGGTCGCTGTTCCGTTGGAAAGAGACCGACCGAAATCCGCAGTTGGCGGTTGATCGGTGCTATGAGGCCGCAGCTGCGAAGCTGGGGTCGATCGAGGAACGGTAACGTGCCGCGTGTTGCCGACGTGCATTTTTCTCCGTTGTCCGCCGACGGGGAGCCCGATTCGCCGCTGCTTTGTCCGGATTGCGGTAGCGGGGCGTTCAACCTTTTCGACAGCGGTCACGCCATCTGCGTCGAGTGTGGCGAGCCGTTCGAGCTGCACGCCGGCCGGCGCATTTATGGCAACGGTGACGAAGAGTCAGAGGAGTGAGCGATGGATGACCTTCAGGTGCTGTACGCGTACGCGGACTTGGTGCGGAAGTACGTCGACCGCCGGCCGCGCATTCGCCGGCCGCCAGCCGGCGGGGTGGAGTTCCAGGTGTTCAACGGACGGCGCCATGTGCGCGTGCTGACGCCGGTCCCGGAGTGTCGCCGGGTGATTGAGGAGTTGTCATGTCCCGCTTGACGCGGCAGAAGGTGATCGATGCCGTCAGGGCCGGCGCGCAGACGATCGCCGAGCTGTCTGCTATTTTTCCGAAGGCGAGCCCGAACGCTATTGCGCAACTGCTGAGTCAGGCGACCCGCACGAAGGAGCTGGTGCGGATCGAGAAAGGCGTCTACGCGCCGCCCGACAACGCCACGAGCCCGCCGTCGATCCAGGACACGATTCTCGAACGATTGGGCATACAGGCGGCACGTAAGCCGTACGATCCGAGGGTGCGGTGGCGGATGCCCGAACGCAAGCGTGACTTGGGTGCGCCGGGCGTGCCGTTGCTGTTCTTGTCCGACATCCATTACGGCGAGGTCGTCGTGCCGGAGCAGGTGTTTCACTCGAACCAATACGATCCCACAATCTGCGCCGCTCGGCTCCAGGAGATCGCCCGCACATCCGCGGAGTTGCTGAAGCAGCATCTGGCCCACCCGAGTTACCCCGGCATCGTTCTCGCGCTCGGCGGCGATCTGATCTCCGGGTCTATTCACGAGGAGTTGGCTGACACCGACGCGGTGCCACCGCTGGTGCAGGCGCGCGAGATCGCCGCGCTCGTGGCCGATGTCGTTGCCTTCCTCGTCGAAGAGTTCGGCGAGGTCTGGCTCTACGGGGTGCCCGGCAATCACGGGCGCACCACACGCAAGCCGCGTACGAAGGGCTATGCACAATATTCGCTCGACTGGCTAGCCTATAAGCTGCTTGAGGACTGGCTGTCCGCGCGAGAGAAGTATCGCGACCGGGTTCACTGCCATTTCCCGCCGTCGCGCGACCTGACGTTCAGCCTCGAGAACCGGGTGTTCCGGCTTACGCACGGGGACCAGTTCAAGGGCGGTGACTCACTCATCGGCCCGCTGGGTCCGGTGTTGCGCGGCGATGCCCGGAAGCGGGTGACCGACAGCCTCATGCCTGGGCGGCCGGAGCAGTACGACACGATGTTGGTCGGCCACTTCCACCAGCTCTGGCTCTCGAACCGGGTGATCGTGAACGGCTCAGTCAAGGGCTATGATGAGTATGCCCTCCAGATCGGCGCTCCGTGGGAGGCGCCCGCGCAGGCGCTGCTCACCGTGCACCCGAAGCACGGGATCACTTGGCTTATGCCGGTCTACTGCAAGTACTCGCTCAGGAAATAGCGAGACGGCGCTCTCAGATAGAATTGGCGACAGATAGTTGCGTCTGAAGGTCGATCTTATCCGTTTGGAGGGCGCGTGCGCGCAAAAAAGTCCAGCCGGCGCTCTGTCGCCGTCACCGATTTTAATTGTGGGTTACAGCTCCCGCGCGGACTGACGCGCGCGGAGGCGTTGCGTCGTGCTGTGCGTAGAAAGTCCAAGGCGATGGACTTTCGCGGCTTCAAGTATGACAAGAAAACCGGACTAGCGGTGCTGACCTGATGGGCGGGAAGTTCGCCCCTGGCCAGAGCGGCAATCCGGGCGGCAAGAGCAGAGCCGACAAAGAGGCGCTCAACGCGGTGAAGAAGCTAGCGCGCCGGTTCACCAAGGACGCCATAAATTCGCTGCACGCTATCGCCACCGATACGAAGGCCGAAAAGCGTGCCCGCGTAGCTGCGGCAATTGCAATCCTAGATCGTGGGTATGGGAGACCCGGCCAGCAGGACAGCAGCGGCGGGGGGATCGTCGGTGGCCGGCTGGTGCTCGACTTCATCGGCCGCAAGCAAGACAACGGCTCGCAGAAGGCGAAGGCGACAGTTGCGCCGCCGGATGACGACGGCGACGCCGAAGCTGATTGATGTCGCACGCGATTCTTGAGTATCACTGCCCCGGCCCGACGCTGGCGAAGTTCCACGCCAGCGACGCGATGGTGCGCATCGTCATTGGTCCGGTCGGCTCCGGCAAGTCGACCGCGTGCTGCTTCGACACCGTCGGTCATGCGCTGGCGCAGCGCCCCGGCCGGGATGGCACCCGGCGCAGCCGCTGGCTGGCGGTGCGCAACACCTACCGGGAGCTGAAGGACACCACCGTCGCTACCTGGATGTACTGGATGTCCCAGGTCGGCACGATGAACTGGCAGGACATGATCTTCAAGGGTCGCGTCGGTGACGCTGAGTTCGACGTGCTGTTCCGCGCGCTCGACACCGTCGAAGACGTGAAGAAGGTGCTTTCGCTCGAGGTTACCGGAGCGTGGCTGAACGAGGCGCGAGAGATACCGCGCGGCATCTGGGAAGCGCTTGAGGACCGCGTTGGACGCTACCCGCCGCGTGCCGACGGCGGCGCGACGTGGCGCGGCATCCTGGCGGACTCGAACCCGCCCGATCAGGACCATTGGTTCTACAAGGAGTTCGAGGAAAATCGGCTGCACGAGAAGTACCCCAAGAAGTTCGCCTACTTCCGTCAGCCGGGCGGACTGATCGAGCAAGCGGATGGCACGTTCGTCGAGAACCCGCTCGCGGAGAACATCGAGAACCTCGAAGAGCAGTACTACCTCACCCGTTCCTACGGCAAGCCGCTCGACCACGTCCGGGTGTACTACGCCGCGCAGTATGGCTTCGTGCGCGACGGCAAGCCGGTGGTGCCAGAGTATATCGACGCCACCCACTGCGCGCCGTCGGTGATCGAGCCGATTAAGGGACTCACCGTCTGGGTCGGGCTTGACTTCGGGCTTACGCCCGCGGCGGTGTTCGCGCAGCGGTACGCCAACGGTCAGTGGGCTTTCCTTGACGAGTTGGTGACCGAGGACATGGGCATCTACCGCTTCGGGGAGCTGCTCAAGGCCAAGATGGGCACTGATTTTTACGGGTACGAGTTCCGCATCTACGGCGACCCGGCCGGTGATACGCGGGCGCCGCACTCGCAGCGCGAGGATGATACCTGTTTTTCGATCTTGCGGGCGATGGGCATCCCAGCGCTGCCGGCGCAATCGAACGATTTTGTGCTGCGGCGTGAGGCGCTCGCGGCGCCGATGCTGCGCATGATCGACGGCAAGCCCGGCTTCCAGGTGTCGCCGAAGGCTCGGTACTTCCGCAAGGGATTGTCGGGCGGCTACCACTACCGGCGCATGAAGGTGGCCGGCGATGAGCGCTATGAGGACAAGCCGGACAAGCACTCGATCTACAGCCACGTCTGCGAGGCCGGCGGTTATCTGCTGCTCGGCGCGGGCGAAGGTCGGGCGCTTGTGCGCACCCCGCACCGGCAGTCGGTGCTGATCCAGGCGCCGAGCTATTCGCGCCCCGGACTGAGGATCATACGCGGTGGACGCCGACTCTAAATTCTGCCGGATGTGCGCCCGCGAGCTGCCGCGGCATTCGCACGAGTACGTGATTGGCGTTCACACAGAATGCCTGTTCAAAAATCGTGTACGCGAGCGCGCCGTGAACGAGCCGCGCTATGGGTGGCGCCGCAGAGAGCGCCGTGAAGTGAGGATTTGACTATGCCGACGCACGTTCCCGTCGAGGCGCTGCCAAAGGACATCGTTCGGATCGTCCAGGCGTATGTGCGCGAGGCCGAGCAGGCGCGCGACACCCGCATGGCGCTCAACCGGCGCAACCGAGAGATGCTGTTCGGGATGCAGGACTGGTCCCACAAGATCGAAGGTCAGAGTACGGAGAGCCTTCCTAAGATCGCCTCCGCGGTAGAGCAGTTCGCCGCGTTCATCAAGAAGGGACTCACTTCGCTCGGCGATTGGTTCGCGGTGGAGTTGCCGGAGGGGCTGCCGATCAATGGCGAGCAGGCGGCGAAGCTGATCCAGTCGCAGCTCGACAAGATCGGCGAGCAATTCGTCGCCTCCGGCCGCCCGCGGTCGTTCAACGCGCTGCTGTCGGACGGGGTGAAGCAGGGGCTGCTCGAGGCGCTCGTTGTGTTCAAGGTTCACGCCGGGCCTTCGGACGTGGCGCGGCGGATCATGCAGCCCGACGGGTCGTTCCAGGAATATCGCCCCTGGCGGGTGAAGCTCGACCTGATCCCGACCGAGAATTACCTGCCTGACCCGAGCGGCAAGTCGCTCTACGAAGTGCAAGTGACGTACCTTGATCTGCACGAGACCCAAGAGCTGGCGGAGGAGGGGGTGTTCGACGCGACGGCGATGTCGGAGCTGTCCGCGGAGTACTCCAAGCCGCGAACTCGTCGCGGCCACGAGCGCTACGAGCGTGAGCGCGGTCAGGACGATACGACCGAGCGCCGCCGGATGGTCAAGATTGAGGAGTGCTGGGGCACTCTGGTCAACACACAGGGGCACATCGTCGAGAAGGGCGTGGTCTGCGCGGTCGCGAACGACCGTCATCTGATCCGTCCGCCGGAGCCGAACCCGTACTGGCACGGGGAGTCTTGCTTCATCACGTCGCCGATCATTCGCGTGCCGCATTCTGTTTGGCACAAGGCGCTCTATGACGACGCTGCGGCGCTCAACGCCGCGCAGAACGAGCTGTTCAATCTGATGCTCGACGGCGGCCTTGCGGCGGTGTGGGGCATTAAGGAGCTGCGGCTCGGGATGCTCGAGGACGTGAATCAGGTATCCGGCGGCATTCGCCAAGGCATGACGCTGGTGCTCAAGGACGACGCCCCGATGCAGCAGCAGGCATTGACCGCCTCCGACACCGGGGACATCCCGCAGGAGGCACTTGCACTCTACAACATCCTGGACCGGGAGTTCCAGGCGGCTTCGATGACCAACGACCTCAAGATGGGGATGCTGCCGCCTAAGCAGGTGAAGGCGACGGAGATCGTCGAGGCGCAGCAATCCACCGCTATCACGCTCGACGCCATTGTGCAGGACATCGAGACGGAGCTGATCGCCCCACTGCTGCGCAAGGTCTGGCTGGTGATTCTGCAAAACCTCGAGAACTTCGATGCGCGTGAGGTTGTCGACGTGATCGGCATGGAGTCCGCCTACGCGCTAATGAGCATGAGCCCGGACCAGCGGTTCAACGAGCTGGCCCAGGCGACATTCAAGGTTCACGGCATCAGCGGACTGCTCGCCCGCGCGCGGGACTTCCAGAAGCTGCTTGGGCTGCTCCAGCTCGTGTTCCAGAACCCGATGCTGCTCCAGGCGTTCATGCAGAAGTACTCGATCAACAAAGTGCTCGACCAACTCATCAAGCTGGCGAACATCAAGACCGAGTCGATCAAGATCACCGCGCAGGAGATGCTCCAGCAGATGCTCGGTATGGGCGTACCCGGACTGGGTATGGGCGTACCCGGAATGGGTACGGCGACTCCGCCCGGCGCCGGCAACCCGAACGCGTTGCCGAGCTTGCCGAACCCGGAGGAGGGTCCGGGACCGACGCCGCCGGCCGAGGGGATGTTCTGATGACAGATTTCCCGGAGGAGTTCGGCGACGGGATGGCGTACCTCATCATGTGCATCCCGGCCGCGGTTTGGGCGTTGATGCTACTGGGATAGACAGAGGAAGGAGTCGTCTTTCTCTCTTTGGTACACTACGCGCATTATCGGATGAGACAGGAGAGAGGAGGGCAACGGTGAGCGCTGATCTGGATAGGCGCGTGACTGAGTGGGCCTTGTGGTATACGGACCACAGGAACGACGGGATGTCGCTCGAGAAAAAACTCGAGTTCTACGGCAAGGCGATCGACGGGCTGCTTGAGCTGCTCGCCATCGCGACCAAGGACATCCAGCGGCTCGAGCGCCGCAACGGAAACGCCGAGGTACGGCGTCAGATTCTTCTGCCGCGCGGGGTGCTGATGCACAGCCCGCTTCGCTCGAGATGAGCGAGGAGATCAACCCGCGGGCGGCGATGTTCTTGCTGTCGTGGCTGGGCGACCAGAGCGAGCAGCGAGAGAAGTCGATCATGGACCGCTTGGTGCAGATGCATCGAGGCGGTCAGTGGAACAGTGAGCAAGCGCGCAGTCTGGTAGCAGAGGTCTCCGCGATCCGACTGCTGAACGACGCGGCAAAGCGAGAAAAGAGAGGTTCAAATGCCTAAGCCTACCGAGCCGGAAGTACTCAACGGCGCTCCCGGTTCCGATCAGCCGGGTGCGCAGACGCCGGCCGCGTCGCCGGAAAAGAAGTCTACTAAAGCGAAAGTCGCGATCGGTGGTCGTGAGTTCGAGGTCGACGCCGATCTTGCCGCCGCTATTCAGGCGCAAGGTCAGGCGTTCCAGGAGTACCAGCGGCAGACCGCCGAGTACGTGCAGCAGCTCGTCGAGTCCGTGCAGAAGCCGAAGGCTGATGACAAGCCGGCCGAGCAGCAGGCGCCCGATTTCTTTGAGGCGCCGGAAAAGGCCATCGCATACCACGTTGGCAAGGCGCTCGCGGAGTTTGAGCAGAAGCTCGACCAGAAGCTGACGGCCGGGGAACGCAAGACTCGTGAAAAGCAGTTCTGGGACGAGTTCTACGGCGAGCACAAAGACCTCGCGGCGTCGAAGGCGCTCGTGCAGGGCGTGATGCACGCCAACCTCAACGAGCTGGCTGATTTGCCGGTGTCGCAGGCGAAGAAGAAGCTCGCCGAGCTGGCCCGCGCTGAGCGGGATGCGCTCGTGAAACCGTTTTTGCAGCCGGGTGAGAAGCCCGGTCAAGGTTCGAGGCAGGTGGTAATGGGTTCCGGCCTGCCGAACCCTGGCGCCAAGCCGGCGCCGGATCAGGAGGAGCCCATCACGCTGTCCGCGGTCATCAAGGCTCGCCGGCAGATGCGATTGCAGCCGCGTCGCGCCTCCGCGTAACAGCGCTCCATCACTGAGGTAGTGAACCGTGCCTACGCATACCTGGGTCTTTGACGCCCCCTCCGGGACGTACAAGAACCACGCCATGAGCAAGCGGCTCTTCGAGGCCGCGGTCGAAGAAGCGGCGTTCATGGACCACGTCGGCTCTGTGGACGGCTACGGCCGCAAGAGCGGCGAGTCCATCACGCTGACCCGCATCGCGGAGGTCGCCGAGGTCGACGACTCGACGCTCGACGAAACGCAGCGCATCCCCGAGGACACTTTTTCGTTGTCGACCACGTCGATCACCGTGAAGGAACTCGGCCGTGCGATCCCCTATACGTCGCTCGCCGATGACCTCTCCGAGTTCGACATCGACAACGCGGTGCAGCGCAAGCTGCGGGATCAGATGAAGCTGATTCTCGACACCAAGGCGGCCAAGGCGTTCAAGCAGTCGAAGATCAAGTACGCCCCGACTGGACTGGCGAGCAACAACATCGCCACGAACGGTGTGTTCGGCGCGACGGCGTCGGAGAACATGAACGTCTTTCACGTCGAGGAAATCCGCGACTATATGTACGACACGCTGCGCGTGCCGATGCTCGGCGATTCTTACGTCGCGATCTTCCGCACGCTCGGACTGCGCGGCATCAAGCGCGACCCGGCCTGGGAGCAGTGGCACCGCTACACCGACCCGCAGGCGAAGTTCAACAACGAGATCGGCCGCATCGAAGGTGTCCGATTCGTCGAGACGAATCATGCCAAGGCACTCGGCAAGGTTGGTACGAACTCCGTGCTCGGCGAGGGCGTGGTGTTCGGCGAGGACGCCGTCGTGATGGCGGAGGCGCTGACGCCCGAGCTGCGCGCGGCGATGCCGGAGGACTTCGGCCGCAAGAAGGCGGTCGCGTGGTACGGCATCCTCGAGTTCGGTTTGCCGTTCGATACCGGCAACCCCGGCGAGGCCAAGATCGTCCACGTCGGCAGCCTGTAATCGGCTGTTGGCAGCAGTGAGGTAAGCAACATGGCGTACACGCATACGCAGTATCAGGAGAGGGTCGTCACCGAGGCGACTCTCGCCACCGCGGGCGACAAGGGCAAGCTCACGCCCGGCTACGTCCCGCTCGTGATCCGCGCGGTCGCGATCGTCTGCAAGACCGATCCGACGGCCGCGGGCGTTCTGAAGATCGATAAGCGGCCGACCGCTGGTTCCGACACCGGCCGCGGAGACGGCGACGTGGCGGTCATCAACGTCGCCGCCACGCACGCCCAGGGCGACGTGGTCTACAAGGACGGCCTCAACGTCGAGCTGAAGCCCGGCGAGGAAGCGGTCGTGGAGGTGACTGGCGCCGTTACCGGACTGACTCTCGCCGATGTGATCTTCTTCGTCGAGCCCCGTTGGGAGCTGCCCGGCAACATCGCCGCGATGAAGGAATCGACCTAATAGGGGGTGGCTCATGGCTCAGTCACTCACTGTTAAGGTCCAGCATCGCGAGCTGAGCGACGGCGAGAAAAAGCACTTCGTCAAGATCGATCTCGGTGCCGGCACCTACGACACCGGGGTCGTTCTGACGCCGGCCGCGCTCGGCTTCTCCCGGTATATCCGGGAGCTGGTGCTCGCCGACAATATCATCGGCGGGTTTCTGTGGCGGTATGACCACGCGAACAATACCCTCAAGAGCTACGAGTTCGATTACCCGAACGCGGCGGAGGGTCCAGCACTTGAGCGCGACGCGGACGACAACCCCGGAGCGGTGACGCTTTACGGCATCGCCTTCGGGTACTAAGGGGGTACGATGCATCTGCTTCAAACCCACGAACGGCGGGGCGAACGCGTCGTTCGGGTGAGCCCATATGTTCGTATCGCCCAGCGGGGCGGCCCGACTCTATATCTCAAGGAGGGTCAGGTCTACACCGAGAGCGGCAAAAAGGTCGACCAGCTCCCGCCCTGGTTCGAGGAGGAGCTGAAGAAAATCAGCTCCAAAGTGCTCGCCGAGGTCGGCTTCACCGAGGTCGGCCCGAAGCGCGGCCGAGGCCGTCCAAGCAAGGAGGAGCAGGCCCGGAAGGCGGAGATTGAAGCAGCGAAGCAGGAGCTGAAGGTCGACGAGGACGCTCATGGCGACGAGAGCCCGTAGCGGCGTCTGGCTTGCCCGCGGCGTCCACGAGTGTACCTGGAGCGGGCTGCTAAGCGGTGACGACGGCGACTGGCTGGACGCGGCGATGCTGGCGGACAAGTCAGTCCATGTCTACGGCACGTTTGGTGTCGGCGGTACGGTTGTTATCGAGGGGTCGAACAACAAGTCGACCGCTCGGACGCTGACCGACCCGCAGGGTAACGCGCTCTCGTTTACCCAGGAGTCTATCGAGCAGGTGCTCGAGAACACGAAATGGATTCGTCCGCGTGTGACCGGAGGCGACGGTACGACCAACCTTATCTGCAAGCTGCTTTCGCAGTCGGCTGAGCGATGAGCGACGATCTGAACGCGGCCATTCATCTCGCCCAGCAGATGAAGAACGCCTACCGGGCATTCGCGCGGGCGGAGGAGTTCTTGCGCGCCGTGGCCGCGGCGCAAAGCGCGCTACACGAGATCGACGAACGCAAAAAAATCGCTCGTGCCGAGCTGGAGGCGCAGATCGGCGACCTCGAGCGTCGGCTGGGTGAGTTGAAGGAAGCTGTCGCCGCGGCTGAGTCGAACGCCGCCGCGGCCGAAGCGGAGTGCCGCGAACGCATTTCAGTGGCGCGCGTGGAGGCGGAGCAGGTGGTCCGTGACGCCAAGGCGGCACTGGCGAAGCTTCAGGATAGCACCGACAGGGAAAAGAAGGCGCTGCTTTCTCAGATCGAGGCGCTGCGCTCGCAGCGCGACGACGAGGACCGCCGCTATCGCGAGGCAAAGGCAAAGCGCGAGGAGCTGCTGCGACAGCTCGGGGGCTAACACATGGCCTTGCTGGTCCCCAACAACGGCGAGGGTGACGCACTCAAGTACTTCGTCAACAACGCCTCGCCGGAAAACCTAGTCCTTCGTCTCTACCAGAACAACGTCACCCCGGCGGAGACGGACACCGCCGCGAGCTACACCGAGGCGACTTTCACCGGGTACGCCTCCATCGCGTTGACTGGCGCCTCCTGGACGGTCACCGAGGGCGCTCCCTCCGAGGCGTCCTATGCGCAGCAGTCGTTCACGTCGTCCGCCAATCAGACGACCCAGAACATCTACGGCTACTACTTGACGCGGGCTATCTCTGGCCGCATCGCCTACGCCGAGCGGTTTACCGACGCGCCCAATCCGATCAGTAACAGCGGGGATGTGATTCGCATCACCCCGAAGATCACGCAGGACTGAGTTATGCGCAAAGGCCAATGGGTGGTTTGGCAGAATCGCGGCGTCGGGATCGTGTTTGAGCTGTACGACCACTTGCCCGACGGTGGCCGGCATCGTCATCCGTCCGGCGCGTTTGTGGAGCTGCATCTCGTGCGCGACGACGGCACAACCCAGCTCGTGGTCCCGGACGTTCGTGTCGCGGAGCTGCGTCAGGCGTGTCTTGCGGAGATTCCGGCGCCCCGCCGGCCTTCGCTGGAGGCTGGCGCTCGGCTGGGGTATGTGTAAGTTTTGAACGCAACGACGCCAATAACTACGACAACACATGGCGATCGACTTTGACGCGGCGACTCAGGCGAGCGGAAGCACAAACTCGCTTTCGTGGTCGCACGCCTGCACGGGAGACGACCGAGCGCTGCTGGTCGGCCTCATTGAGGCGATTGACTAATGGCCGACACGGGCTTCAAGGCTCCGACAGCCAACGAGGACGAGGGGTCAACGGAGTGGGTAAACCGCAATAACCTTCACGCCGACGACACCAGTGCCACCACAGGAAACACAGGCAACAACGGCATAAGCACGAGCCGCTGGAAAAACTTCACGTTCGGCGTTCCCGCAGGCGCCACGATTGACGGCATTGAAGGAACGATCCGGGGTTACGACGCATTCGGGGATGCCGGATGGTATCTGAATCTTTACCTGTCTTACGACGGCGGCACGAGCTGGACCTCGGCAAAACGAGTCCCGGCAAGCGGAGACTTCGGCGGGACTCCTGGCAGTAAACAGACCTGGACCTTTGGCGGTTCTGCCGATACTTGGGGACGGTCGTGGGATGCCTCCGAGTTCTCAGACGCGAATTTCAAGATTCGCATCGCCTACCAGGGCGACAACTACACCGAGGATGCGAGCCTCGAATACCTCGCCCTCAAGGTTTATTACACCGAGGGTGGCACCACTCCGAACGAGTACTCGCACGTCGGCAGCGGCGGGTTGATCCTGGGCGGTGCCGCCACTCGGCTGCATGAGAAGCCGGTCGTCGGTGTGGGCGGCATGGTGCTCGGCGGTGCCGCCACTCGGCTGCATGAGAAGCCGGTCGTCGGTGTGGGCGGCATGGTGCTCGGCGGTGCCGCCACTCGGCTGCATGAGAAGCCGGTCGTCGGTGTGGGCGGCATGGTGCTCGGCGGTGCTGCGCTGAAGGAGTACGAGCCGAACGTGCCGGGCTTGACAGGTGGTGGATACCTGCCGCTGCCGCGTCGAAGGAGAAGGTAAATGGCGAACTATCGCTACACGAAAGACTTAGTGGACGATGTGCTGTTCCGCGGCGGCGAGGCGGTCGACGGCACGTCCGACTTTCACGCCAAGGCGCTCGAGTACGTGAACCGGGCCTATCAGGCGGTCTGGATGGGCGGAAGTGAGATCGACCCGACGATCAACGAGGAGTGGTGGTGGCTCCGCAACTCAGGCAGCTTGTTTATGGCGCCGGCCGTGAAGGGATCGGTGACGGTTGCACAGGGCTCCTCTGCCATCACTTTTGGATCAGCGCCTATGTCGTCTCTGACCGGCTGGCACTTCAAGAAGGCGGATGGTCGAAACACCGTGTATAAAATCCTGGCCCACACGGGCGGCAGCCCGAGCGCGACGCTCGATGCGAACTACCTCGAGGCTTCGGGGACCGTTACCGGCATCGCTTTCAAGACCGACATGGACTTAGGGGGAGCGATCGGCGGTGCCGCGAATCTGCTGAAAGTCGTCTCGCCGATGTACTCCCATCGGGCGCATGAGCGTGGCCACGAAGTCGACGGTATAGACCTTGCGGCCATGACGCGCACCTATCCGGTGGCGGAGATCGAGGCGGGTGTGCCGACAAAGTTCGCTCACCTCAGCGAATCGGAAGTTCGCTTTAATCGCTACCGCGCCGACACCGACACGGATTTGCGGGTCGACTTCTGGTATCTGCGCCGGCCAGCCGATCTCACGTATTCAACGAGCGAAGAGCCGCTGCTGCCGATGTCCTACCGGCGGCTGCTGGCCGACATCGCCGCGTACTGGCTATTCATGGATAAGAACGACGACCGCGCGGACGCGGCGATCCTGGCGGCCAAGGCGCTGCTCAAGGCGATGCAGAAGGAACACCGCTACCGGATCGTACGACAAGGTAATCTCGGGCAAATCTACCCGCGCGCTCCTAGCGGAGTCCGCGGCGGCGTGAGGCGCACCGAGTCGGGGTCCATCATCGGGTAATGTCGTGGCCTATCGCGGTTTAGTCGTTGAGCTGCCCGTCGCCCAGGGAGGGCTGCACGGGGCGCAGAACGCCTCTCAGGTGCCGGCTACCCATGTGATAACTGCGCGCAACATCACGTTCGAGAACGGGACGTGGCAGAAGGAGGGCGGTGCGGTCAAGTACAACGCTGTCGCCATCTGGCCATACATCGTCAACGGTCACGACTGGTGGCCGGACAGTGCGACGCAGCGCATGGTGGTGTACTCCTATTGGCCGGGCGCGGGAAATTCTGGGTCTATCTATAAGGACGACGGCACAGGGACATTCAACGGGCAGGCGCCGATTACGGCTGGGCTCGCTAACTCCAACGTTGCGGTGTTCGTCGAGGGCGGAAAAGAGGCCGCGGCCAATCCGCGCAAGCTGTTCCTATTCACCGGCACCAATCAAGTGCGGGTACTGTCCGGCGACGGCGGTTCGACTTTTGTCATCACTACTCCGCCTGCCGACTGGGCGACGAACTACCCGAGTTTCGGGCTCATTCACGAGGGGCGGCTTTGGGGATTTGGTAACCCGAATGATCCTCATCGGGTCTACTACTCCACGACGACGAACCATGAGGATTTCACCGGGGCCGGTTCCGGGTCGCTGTCTATCTTCCCTGGCGAGGGACAGAAATTGATGGCCGGGGTGTCGTTCCGAGGGCTACTGATTCTTTGGAAGTATCCCGCCGGCATCTACATCGTCGACACTCGCGATCCGTCGACAGCGAACTGGAAGGTCTGGCGCCATACCGGCTCGGTCGGCACGGGCAGCCCGCTCGCCGTCGTCATCGTCGAGGACGACGTGCTGTTCCCGGATCAGGTCGGGAATATTCAGCGTCTGTCCGCGGTGCAGGAGTTCGGCTCCATCGGCTCGCAGAACGTCAGCGACATTGACCAAATTAACGCGTTGATTCGGTCAGACCTCGACGTGCAGACGTTTGCCGAGAAGGTGCGCGGCGTCTACTACGCCCGTAAGCGGGAGGTTCACTTCGCTGTTCCTGCCATCAACTCGTCCGATTGTGATCGTCGGTTGGTGCTCGACATGAACGGCGTGCGTCCGCGCTGGCGGCTGTCCGATCGCGATGTCTGTGTCTCTATTTGGACTCGCCTCGACCCCAACAAGAACCAGGAGCTAGTGTCTGGCGACAACGCCGGGTTCGTCTGGCGCATGGACCGATCCGCCAGGAACAAGGCTGGCTTCGGCTATCAGGCAGAGATTCAGACGGCCTACATGGACCTATCGCACGTCGATCCGACGCTGGCGGCCAAAAATAAGATCGGGCAGTTCCTGGAACTGATATTCGATCCCGTTGGCGCTTGGGATTTGGAGGTCGACGTTATCTGGGACGGCGTCACGAAGCAGACGCTGCGGTTCAACATGGGCGTCGGCGGCGCGGCGCTCGGATCGTTCACCCTGGACACCGATGCGCTGGCGTCGGAGTCGGTTATATCGCAGAGAAAGAGGATAGTCGGTAGCGGGAAGAACCTGTCTCTCGTTTTTCGCAATAATACGGCCGATCAGGATTTTTCGATAGCTAGAGCGCTGCTCTACTTCAAGCTGGGAGATGAGCGGTAGTGCGCCATCCTTTCAACGTACCGATGACTGCCCGGCGCCTGCGGGCGCGGCTCGACGCCTTGTCGGACGAACGGAAGGCGCGGGTGGTGTCGTATATCGACCGCGACGAGTTCGGCCGCCACGCCACGGTGTGCTGCAAGCGCTGCGGTGATCCGATCGTCGATGGGCGCGGGCGTCCGTTGACGCTCTACGCCGAGCTGACGATGCAGTTCGAGGATGGTTCGTATCATACCACCTGTTTATGTCGAAGCTGCGCCGGCTCCGTTCGTACGCTGGCTGATCTCGAGGAGCTGTATGTGACCGATCTCTGCGAGATGCTCGAGGACGAGAAGTTCCTTCCTGGGCGGTGCCCGCTCCAGGAAATCGACGCGCGCGTGCCGAAGCGGGTGGCTGGTATTTGGACCCTTGACAAGCGGCCGGTGAGGTAAGGCTCATGCCGGGCAACTACACGCATACGACTCGCGCGTCGGGAACCGTCCTGACGGCGAATATCTACAACAGCGACCACCAGAACCACGTCAACAACGTGACGCCGGACGGGGTAGACGACGCCTCCGCCGACGTGGCGGCGATGCGGCAGACGAGCGATCCAGGCGAGCAGGGCACGGAATTTTTGGCGACCAGCTTGCGCGACGAGCTGAAGCAGGTGCGATTCGCCATCAAGGAGCTGAAGGATCGATTCGCCGGCACGTCCGCAGCGCAGTGGTATAGCTCGCCGCAGTATCGCTCGGAATTGGTGCTCGCGAAGGATGTTACTCCAATTACGGTGGTGAACACCACCGTTGAAACGTCTGTCTTTTCGATGACGGTGCCTGGAGGTTCGTTGGGAACGGATCGCCTGCTGCGGATGTTCATGTTTGGCAGCTACCTCAATAATTCCGGGTCCGGCAAGAATTTGAATATAAGAGTGAAGTACGGTGGAGTTACTGTAGGCAACCACAGCTTCGGTCTTATTGCGTCCTCTGCCAAGCGACGCAAGATACAGGGGCGACATTATCTGTTCGCTCGAGATGCCAGCAATGCGCAGTACTACGACGGCGAATTTACTGAAGTCAACTCTGTTTCATCCCCACTATTTGACGCGGCGGTGGCCGTTAACTCCGCCGTCGATCAGACGTTAGAGATCACCGTTCAGCACGACGTAGCGGACCTCAATGTCGAAATCAAAATTGATGGTGTGTTTGTCACGCTGACGCCGTAATGGACGAAGCCCAACGAGCGCTGATCCTGCATCTCGCCTCGAAGCATCTGGCGAACTCGGATCAGTACAACGAGCGCAATCCGGGCGTCGGGTTCCGGCTGCCGATCGGTGACGGCGGCTACTACATGGGCGCCGGGGCGTACAGGAACTCGCTCGGACGCACCAGTGCATACGCAGGAGCTGGCAAGGAAGTGCTGACGCTCGGGGACATCTTGGGGCTGCGTCTCAACGCCGGACTCATCACCGGCTACCAGGAGGCGCTGCTGCCGTTCTTGATCCCGGAGCTGCGGCTCGCGCTGGGAAATAACTCGGAGCTGCTGCTCAACTACATTCCGCGCGTCAAGCACGACGGGATAGAGACCGAGCCGACGCTCGGGGTGTCCCTTGGAATTCCGTTTGGAGGGCGGCGACGGTGAGACCTCGCGACACAGTGTACCGGCTGGCGTCCTCGCCGAAGGATTTTTCGGTGGCACGCAAGCTCTCGAACGCGGAGAGCACGATGAGTTTCCCGACCGTTGTCGCGGAGCGGGATGGCAAGGTCGTCGGTTGCATCGGAACGCATCGACAGAACGATGCGGTCGTAGCCGGATTCTTTTACGCGCCGACCTTCATCACCGCGATGCGGCTGGTGGAAGCCTACGAGAATGTGCTGCGGCTGGCCGGCGTTCGGGAGTATGTGTTCGCGCTCGATGATTCAGCCTCGCGGGCGTGGCTCGACTCGGTCGAGCGCAGCCCGGAGCTGGTGCAGCCCGTCGGAGAAGTCGATGGGGTTAAGTGGTACAGACGCAAGGTAATGGGTTATGAGCCGCAAGAAAGCAAAGGCGCCTAAGCCCTCCGCCGAGGAGTTGGCGCTTCGACGCGAGCAGACGGAGCTGCTGCGGTTCCAGCGCGGTCTCATGGAGCGGCAGCTTCAGCAGTACAACCTGCTGGCGCCGTTCCTCTACGAGGAGATGGGGCTGAAGCCGGTCTACCAGCAGAACGAGGACGGCACGCTTGGAGACATCGTAGCATTCGAGAAGCTCGAACAGCCGGAGGATAAGCTGCGCGGAGAGATCGAGCGCGGCCTTCTGGAGCGGTCTCTCAAGGCGCTGCGGGGTGAGCTGGATGTCTCCCCGACGCTCGAGCGCGAGCTGGGCGAGCAGGAGATGACGCTGCGCGAGACTCTGCGCCGGCAGCTCGGCTCCGGTTTTGATACCTCGAGCCCAGGCATCGAGGCGCTGGCGAAGCAGGCGTCCTTGGCGACTGAGCTGCGCGAGAGCGCCCGCCGCGGCGAGCTGACCCTGGCGGAACATCTCTCGCTCGCCCGCGGCGCCGACCGCCGCTCCGAAGGGGCGTACTTCATGGGCGGCGTATCCGGCATTCCCGGTATGTCACCCAACTT